ATATAAATAAAAACAAAAAGTCATTGATAAAATGTCAGCAATTATAACTGATCAACTGCGAATATTAAACTCTGAGAATTTTGTAGCGGGGATAGCTTCAACTACGAATAGTTATTATGCGTGGATTGGTCTTCCTAACCCAGCAGATTTTCAATCAGATTGGAGTGAAAATCCACCATCACCAAAAGATTCTTTTAGTGAGGAGAATGATTATTGGGATACAATGATCGCACTTAAGAAGTTGAATTCAGATGATATTGCAAGAGTCGTTAGAAAGATAACTTGGTCATCAGGTACAACATATGAGATGTATCGAGACGATTACTCTAGATCAAACTTGTCACCACAAACTAGCTCAACTAATTTGTATGATACAAATTATTATGTAATGAATCAAAACTTTCGTGTTTATGTTTGCCTACAGAATGGAACCAATCCAGAAAACACCACTGGAAGACCATCTCTTGACGAACCATTATTTACAGATTTAGAACCAAGATCTGCTGGTGCATCTGGAGACGGATATATCTGGAAGTATCTCTTTACGATTGATCCAAATAGTATTATTAAATTTGATTCCACAAGTTTCATACCTCTACCACAAAATTGGTCAACTAATAATGATGTGGCTTCAGTTAGAAACAATGCTTCAACTAGTGGACAGTTGAAGATTGTCACAATTACAAATCGTGGTGTTGGTTATGGTACTGCTGCGACTTATAACAATGTTCCTATCAAAGGAGATGGAAGTGGTGGTAGATGTTCTGTTGTTGTAAACGCTGCTGGTAAAATTGATTCGGTTGAAGTTACTAATGGTGGTTCTAATTATACGTTTGGAACAGTCGGATTAAGTGATGTTGGATTGACAAACCCATCAGGTTCTACTGATGCTGCATTTAATGTCATCGTTCCACCTCAAGATGGACATGGTGCTGATGTATATCGAGAATTAGGTGCAAACCGTGTATTGATATATTCTCGTTTAGAAAACGATACGTCAAACCCAGACTTTATTGTAGGAAACCAGTTTGCTCGTGTAGGTCTTTGTAGGGATCCTCTTGCATTTGATTCAGATAATAAACTTGAACTTTCAAAAGCAAGTGCTGTTTACGCACTAAAACTTACTGGTGCTGGATCTACAACCACAACATTTACTGCTGATTCAGAGGTAACTCAAAAAATTGGTGTTGGTTCAACAGCTGTTGGTCGTGTGATTAATTATGATGCAACTACAGGAGTTCTTAAATATTGGCAAGATCGAAGACTTGCAATATCAACAGACGGAACTGCACCCTCATATGGATATGAATTGTTTAGATTTAACGCTGAACCTGGCACTGGAGGTGGTGTTGAAGTAGTTGGTGGAACAAGTAATCTAAATATAGATACCAACTTCGGAACTTCTTCATCGCCTGGTCTTTCTACCTCAATAAATAGTAGGACTTACAACTTGGGAATGAGTTTTGTAAAAGGTGTTGCTAACCCAGAGGTGAAAAAATATAGCGGTGATATCATTTTCGTTGATAACAGAGCTGCTGTTACTCGCAGTTCACAGCAGAAAGAAGACATCAAGATCGTACTGGAATTTTAAAAAATCATGCCACAGGAAACCAATCTAAACGTATCGCCATATTTTGACGATTTTGATAAAGATAAGAATTTTTATAGAGTTCTCTTTAAGCCAGGATCTCCAGTTCAAGCAAGGGAACTAAGCACGTTACAATCGATTCTACAGAATCAGGTTGAACAATTTGGTACTCACTTTTTTAAAGAGGGTTCAAAGGTAATTCCAGGCAACTTAACTTACAATAGTAACTATACATGTATTCAAGTTGAAGAAAGATTTTTAGGTATTCCACTATCATTATATACAGATCAATTAGTAGGATTAAAAATTACTGGTGCAACATCAGGTGTAACTGCAACAATACAAAAAGTAGTATCAAAAGAAGATTCTGAAAGAGGTAATTTAACTTTTTATGTTAGATATGAAAACTCTGGTGACGATTTTACTACTGAAACATTTAGTGATGGAGAAAGTTTAACCGCAAATAAAGATATTGTTTATGGTGCAACTGTAATCGCTGCAAACGAACCATTTGCAAATACTTTGTCATTCGGTGCGAATGCAATTGGATCTGCAATGTCGATTGGAGATGGTGTATATTTTATTCGTGGAACTTTTACTCAAGTTCAAAGTGATACTTTAATATTGGATCAATACAGTGATGAACCATCATATCGTATTGGATTTGATGTTCAAGAGAATTTTATCAGCGCTGATGAAGATCCATCATTAAATGATAATGCATCAGGATTTACAAACTTTGCTGCTCCTGGCGCTGACCGTCTTCAAATTACTGTTACTTTAACAAAAAAGGCTCTTGATGATACAAATGATCAAAATTTCATTGAAATTTCTCGTGTTGAAGATGGTGAATTACAAGAATTTAAATATGATACGCAATATAATTTAATTCATGATACTTTAGCTAAAAGAACTTATGATGAATCTGGAGACTATTATGTCAAACCTTTTGAAGTATTTGCAAAAGAGTCTTTAAATGATTCAGTTGGAAATAAAGGGATATACACATCAGAACAAGATACAAGTCAAGGAAATATACCAGATGAAGGTATGTTAGCAATTCAGATATCGCCTGGAAAAGCATATATTAAGGGATACAAGATTGAAAAAATATCTACTACTTACATAGATGTAGATAAAACAAGAGATACAGCGACAATTGAAGAAGAAGCAGTAACATATGAAACAGGAAATCCCCTATTTGTAAATAATATTTCTGGTTCTCCAAGTTTAGGTATTGGAACAACTGCAACGGTTTCTTTACTTGATAAAAGAAAAGGTGGTGGTGGTTCCGAAATTGGACTTGCAAGACTTTATGATTTCAAAGCAAAATCTGCAAGTTTTGTAAATGAAACAACACAATTTGAAACTCGTTTATTTGATGTAAAAACATTTACTAATGTCAAAGTTGCAACTGCGATTACTTCAATATCCATTGGAGATCATATACAGGGTGGTAGAAGTGGTGCGACAGGATTTGTTAGATCTGCTGGTACAAATGTAAGCGATCTTAGTTTGATAGATGTAAACGGTGAATTTATAAAAGATGAATCCATATTATTAAATGGAGTTCGAGACGGAAGAGTTATCACTAAAGTTGATAATTTTACATTTAACGATGTCAAATCTCTTCAAAGTGCAGTTGGTGTTTCTACATTTTCAGCTGATGTAATTCTTGATAACATTGTTAGATTAGGCAGTCTTGCTGCTGGTAATTTTAGATTAAGTAATACATCTGGAAACGCTGGTATTATTACAGCGTCTGCACAAAACTTTTCTGGTATTATTACTTCAAATAATATTGTAAGTTATACAGTTCCTGGCGAAACAGTTCCTAGATTTAATCGTATTACAGGAGTTACCACTAATGGAACTGCGATAAATGTCGTGGGTGTTACATCAGTAGCTGGTGTTTGTAATGGTGGAGTCTCTGATGGTTTAATTCCAGGCTCTCTTGATGTAAATGATCTTGTTATTCGATCACCTTTGTTTGATATAGGTGATAATACTTTTACTACACCTGTTAGCCGTCGAAATCTTGCAAGTCTTGATGTAACTAATACAACACTTCAACTAAGAAAACAATACTCAAATATCACAGTTGCAAATAGTCAGTTTACATCTCCTGATGCTGGTGCAAATTTATTCTTCCAACCATTTGATGAAGAAAACTATTTCATATCTTATAATGATGGATCTATTGAACCACTTAAAGAAAGTCAAGTTGAAATCGCTGCTGATAAGAAAACAGTTACATTCGTAGGATTAAGTAGTGTTGCAGGGAAAGCTAATTTATTTGCAACTGTTTTAAAATCAAAAGTTACAACTAAACAGAAAAAATTAAATGAGTCAAATACAATAGTAATTAATCGTTCAAGTTCCTCTGCTTCTGGAATCGGAACTAACACGTTAAATGATGGTTTAACTCAAAGTGATGTATTTGGAACTAGAGTTCAAGATAGAAAAATATCTCTAAATGTTTCTGATGCTGTTGAATTACTTGCAGTCATAGAGTCTAATGATAATGGAGATCCTGATTTACCAACTGTCGTACTAACAGCTTATGATGGCCCCAGTGGAAATAATTCAGACTTAATTGTTGGTGAAAAAATTACTGGATTGGAAAGTAACGCTGTTGGATTAGTTGTTGAAAAACCAAATGTAACCACACTAGGAATTATTTCATTGAATCAAAATAGTTTCAATATTGGTGAGAAAATTAGAACAGATAGATCAGGTATCACTGCTCTTGTAAACGCAACTACCTCTGGTGATCGAAATATAACAAATCAATATTCTTTAAATTCAAACATAAAACCAACATATTATGATTTCTCATTTATTCAAAGAAAGAAAAATTTTGAGGCGCCAACAAATAGATTAAAGATTATATTTAAAAATTTCTTTGTAACATCAGATGATGTTGGTGATTTTTTCACTGCATCAAGTTATCCATCTGATTCTGAAAAATTAATATCTTTTGATTCAACATCTGAATCTTTATTAAGCGATTTAATTGATATCAGACCTAGAGTTGCTGCATATAATAATTCATCATCAATTTCACCATTTGCATTCCAATCAAGAACCTTTGCGTCACAAGAAGATAACGTTCCAGATCCTTTAGTCCCTGGCGAAACTTTACTTGTTAGTTATGATTACTATCAACCTAGAAGGGATAGATTGTTTATCAATAAAATGGGTGAATTTGAGTATTTGGAAGGTGTTCCATCTGATGATCCAAAAGAACCACAAGCACCTGTCGATGCTTTAGAGGTTGCGTCTCTTGATTTGCCTGCATTTGTAAGAAATGTTAAAGAAATTAAGATTAATAGAACGAAACATAAACGTTTCACAATGGCAGATATTGGAAGACTTGAAAAAAGACTTGAACAGGTTGAATACTATACTTCACTCTCTCTTCTTGAACAAGATACTGCTAATTTACAAATCACAGACGCAGATGGTTTAAATCGTTTTAAATCAGGATTCTTTGTAGATAATTTCAAAAAACACGCATCACATCAAATAGGACATCCAGATTTTTCTGCAAGTATTGATGCCAAAAATGGACATCTAAGGCCAGGGCATTACACAACTTGTTTAGATTTGGTGGTTGGTTCTAGATCATTTATTGGAATTGGAACAACTGCAAATCCCACTTTAGATATTAATTTCTTGACTGATATTGACGGTGATAATATTAAAAAAACTGGTAGACTTATAACATTAGATTATGAAGAAGAAGAATTTATTAAACAATCATTTGCTTCAAGACTTGAAAATCTTAATCCATATTTGATTGTTTATTATTCTGGAAGTATAAAATTAAATCCAGATTCTGATACTTGGTCAGATACAAAATTTGTAGATGCTAATGTTATTATGAAAACAGAAGAATATGATTTAGCTGTTCAAGAATTAGGAATTGATACTCAAACTGGTCTTGGTGAACAACAGTGGGGTTCATGGCAGACAGATTGGGTTGGTGAACAAATTTTGGATACATCCACAAAAACTTCCAGTAGTAATATAGGAAGGATGGAGATTAATGCTTTCAATAAAAGATTTCGCCGTGGTAAAAATAGAGTCTACGTCCATGGCTCTAATTATGGACGTAATATGCGAGTTAAAAATATTAAAGTTAGAACATCAACCACATACAATGACATACTTCAAACGACTCGTCAATCAAGAGATGGTATTCAGATGAAGGTTACTCCAGTGGAGACCTCTGAGGTTATAGGAGAAAAAATTGTAAGTCGTGATATGATTCCTTTCATGAGAAAGAGAAATATTGAAATTGTAACCTCTCGCATGAAACCAAAGACTCAATACTATGTTTACTTTGACGATGTTGATGTTACAAAATTCACTACGCCAAAATTAATTGAAATTGATATGACAAGTGGTGTATTTCAAACTGGAGAAAAAGTTATTGGAAATGATACTAGTGGTGCGTCTGGCAGTGATTTTCACTTTAGACTTGCATCTCCAAATCACAAAGAAGGCCCATATAATGCACCAACAAAAATTCTAACAGCAAATCCATATAACATTAATGCAGGCATATCAACAGTATATTCCACATCTTCAACACTTTTAAATGTTGATACATTTAGTCTTGCCTCTGTAGTTCAAGGTGAATATCATGAACATGTTAAAAAGGGAATGAAACTTGTTGGAGAGACAAGTGGAGCAGAAGCCACAGTAACAGATGTTAGATTAATATCAGATACTATTGGTCAATTAACATGTTGTTTCAATGTACCAAATCCAAATATAGATGCAAATCCAAGATTTGAAACTGGTATAAAAACACTTCGTTTAACCACAAGTTCTATAAACTCAAAACTCGCTGGAACAGTTACAGGATCTGCTGAGGCAAACTTTGCTGCTCAAGGTGTATTAGATACTAAACAACAAACTGTTCAAACAACTAGAGTTCCGCAGATTGAAAGAATTGCTATAGAAGACCAAAGAGTCATTGATGAGAGAATAACAAAAGCAGTTAGTTCTGAGACATCAGTTACAGGAACATCAGAACGGATACGAGGAAGATATCGAAGCAGAAGATGGAGGCCTAGAAGATTTCGTCGTAGAGCTGGAGGAATTGGTAGAACAAGAGGAGGGCCTAGAGGAAGAAGAAGAGGAAGAAGAGGTGGAAGGAGTAGGGATCCAATAGCACAAACATTCCAAGTAACTGATAATCATCCTAATGGTGTCTATATCACATCAATTGATGTTTTCTTTCAAGCAAAGGATGATGTGTTACCTGTCACTTTACAAATTAGACCTGTTGAAACTGGAGTACCATCATCTACGATATTACCATTTGGTGAGATAATTAAAGATGCAAGTGAGATTGAAGTTTCAAATGATGCATCAATACCAACCAAGTTTACATTTGATTCTCCTTTATACTTGCCAGGTGATAATGAACGTTTTGCAATGGTTTTAATTTCTGATTCATTAAATTATAATGTTTGGATATCAAGAATGGGAGAGGTAGACATATCTACTGCTGGACTACCTGATGAACAACAAGTTATAATTAGTCAACAACCATACTTAGGTTCTTTATTCAAATCACAGAACGGATCTACATGGGATCCAAGTGCGTTTGAAGATTTGAAATTTACCATTAATAAAGCGGCATTTAACTCAGACACAACAGGTGTAGGTAGATTCTTTAGTCCACAGTTACAAGAGGGCAATGATCAAATTATAACTTTACCAGATAATTCAATTACAGCTCTTTCTAGAAAGGCCGTGGTTGGATTGGGTGTTACTATTCCTGACACAGCTGGATTAATCCCTGGCGTTACAATTAGTCAGTTTGGTAACTTAAATGCATCTGCAACTCTAATCAATATCGCTGGTGTTGCAACTATGGGTGGGCCAAATGATTTAAATATTATTAATCCTGGCGTCGGTTATACACCTTCAAATGCTTCTCTTACATACTCTAGTGTTCCAATGGTTACTCAAACTGGAGAGGGAACTGGAGCGGTTGGAAACGTTACAGTTAACAATGGAGTGATAAGTGCAGTTACTCTTACTGATGGTGGTAAAAACTTTGCAGTTGGTGACACTTTAGGAATCGGAACACTAGGTCTTGGAAATGGAAGTGGAGCTGTTGTCTCCGTTGGTTTAATAACTGAAAGAAATAGTTTGGTGATTGATAACATTCAAGGTTCATTTAACACTGGTATTGGAACAGTTGGATTTAACAATGGTTCACAAGTTCTTGGATTAGATGGAACTACTGGTTTAGGTGTCA